GAATGCCATGTTCATTCGCACTGTATACGAATCTTTGCGGCATTGATAGCAAGAGCCAGATGAACCGTAGAAGTAAAAGGAATCTCCTACTTCGTGTACTTCGACAATACCACTGTTCATACGCCATGAGGAACCAGATAGGTAGCCTCCACTTGTGCCTGTAAGAACACGGTAGTGGGGGTTCGCCTTATAAGGTGACTTTACAACCACCCAGTTATCACATCTATGCGTCGTATCCCTCATAGTGTCGTTCCTTTAAGCTTCAACACATAAGTCACACCATCAATCTCTACTTCACGGCCCTCACATGGTGCATCAACGGATTTGTCACGCAAATCAATACCTGTGATCTCAAGGAACACATCAGCATCAAAAGCGGGTAGTGCTTTAGTCAACTCAATGTCCTCTGGTGTGGCTTTTGCATAAGCTTCTGCCCACGCTGACTTCATGTCGATCACACGAAGGTGGCCAGTTGTCGTTTTGTAAGATGGATTATCTAACTTCTCCTTGTCGGTCATTTGATCCTCTTCTACCCACTTTGTTGGTGAAACTTCATAAATCCAATCCGGCTTCTCTGCGTTGTCCCAGTCACCTGTATCAATCAAGCGATTGAAGTAATAAGCTTTCTCAGCAGAGACCGTGTTAAAACAACCTACATGAAAGTCGCCTGTGTTGGCGTTACCTGTGCTGTAGTTACCTGTGTTCCAGTAACCTGTGTTGCGGTAACCTGAGTTGTAGCCACCTGTGTTGTAGGAACCTGAGTTGTTGGAACCTGTGTTGTAGTCCCCTGTGTTCCAGTAGCCTGTGTTGTGGGAACCTGTGTTGTGGGAACCTGTGTTGCAGTAACCTGTGTTTGTTTCGTTAGTCATTTTGTTTCTCCTCCAAGTATTCTACATAAGTCATGTCTGATCGTGATTGTGCGCAAGAGTTCCACCCAGCCTCAAAGGCTTTGTACATGTCGTCTACCGTAAGTGAAAACTGAGAAGCCTCAAATTTAGTTTCCCACCATTCTTCAAAAGTCATTTTGTTTCTCCTTAAAACGTAATCTCTATTTTGTCACCCTCATAGAATAACACATCGGCAACTTCTGGCTCCCACGCTCCTAAGCTAGAATCCCCATCGGAGTATAGCCAAATAGCCTTATTAATATTAGCTATACGGATGCACAAACCCATCTCCTCTGGGTTGGCCAGCATGTGGAACTTGAAGGCTACAGCATCCTCAGGGTTTACTCTTTTTGTTTCGTGTTTGATTCTCATTATATAACTCCTTTTTGTTTCAAAGATGAGCTCTGGTAGTAAGCACCTTCAGGTAGATTCATAGCAGCTACAATATCTTTCATCTGCTGAACTGACATCAAGATAAGCTGAACACCCTCGTGCTCGTCAACTTGTCGAATAAACACTTGGTCATCAAACATGATAACCTCTACATCGTCCATCGCACCCCTGTCGTCAAGAGTAGTGACAGTAATACCTTCGTCATTATCTGTATCGAACTCAATAGTGAACATAATACCCCTCCTTAATTACCACTTCCGTGTTTTCCACCAGCACCAGCACTCTAAGCAGTGATTCTTCCCCAAAAGTGCGTCTATGAGCCGTACCATATTCCACTTACCGTTGCGCTTCCGATCATGGTGTCGAGCAGAGAGAGTCTGACCTATCTCACCAAACATCAGTACATTCGCTAACATGGAAATAGAGATTAGAACTCTGTAGAAGTAGCCTTTCATTCTGAAGCCTCCTTGAGACCGTCAGAAAGCCCCTCTTCGTATCCTGTAGCGTAACCCTCCCCGTGACCATCACCATAACCGTCCTCGTAGCCTTCATCGTAGCTTAGAGAGAGTTGTTGAGAGTAGGGTTGGATGACGTTTTCTTCGAGAGCACCGATAAGCTCCTTGAGCTCAGGTGCGATATCAATACCTTTTAAGTTACAGTTATTGTAAAACCTGTCAAATTCAACACGAACATTTTCTTCAATGCTAATAGTGCAAGTCATTTTAGGATTTCCTTTTTGTTTTCCCAATACTAGTCTTGAACCCAACCCATTTACGTATGGATTGAGTTATCGTTTATGTAACCGTTCTTCACCCAACTGACAAAGATGTCTGTATGTAACACATCAAGCTCACTGACAGACAAAGAGCTCACCGTCCATGATGGTGAAGCAGTCCAGCCCGGTCTGAAAACCTCGTGGCAGATTCTTCCATTCACCAAGGAGCTCTGTGGGTCTTCCATCTTGGAACACCAAGTATCCCATTAGTGCAATAGTACGTGGGTTCCGTGGGGAGAGTTGTAGGAAGCTGTCTTGATTATCTACATAACCGCTTTCTTTAACGAAGGTGTAGAAGTCATTATAGTCCATCATGTAGGACTGTTCGTATTCCCCTTTATAGTATCCTTTACAGATTACAGGGGAGTACCGCAGGTAACCCAGTGCACGTTGTGTATCGACGAAACGAGTAAACTTAGCAACAGTGTGTAGGTCTTCGTCATTATCAATAGCGAAGATGATGTGGTTTTTAATGAGCTTATTCATGTAGTTCTCCTTTAGAAGCTATAACCAATACCGATGGATACCGATGGATACCGATGTGTTATCATTGAAGTTTGTCGTAATACCGCCTACTAATCGCCAGTTATAATCTAAGCCGAAACCCAATACGATAGAGCCCTCAAGGCCGCCTTATTTGGAGTTAGATAGGCCGAAGCCGATACCATCTCCGTAGAAGGAGGCAGTAGCCGCTGCAAAGGATAGGGAGCCTAGAGGTGCAACAGCATCCTTTCCATCCACACCACGTGGTCCAGTAGCGCCAGTAGCGCCAGTAGCACCATCAAGGCCGTTAACACCATCAGCACCATTCGTCCCATTCGTTCCATTAGTCCCGTCCTTTCCATCATTCCCTTGATCACCTTTAGGCCCTTGGGCTCCTTGCGCTACTTTAAACAGGTCACACTGATTGTTCTTAACCTGATTACCAGATGTATCTGTCTTAACTGCGCAGCTTTGATCTGCCGTTGCTGTTGTTGCTGTTGCCACCAGGAGGGCAGTTGCCATTGCTGTGATGATGGTTTTCATTGCTGTGTTTCCTTCTTTTCGGTTTGGTCGTCTGCCATTGGCGTGACGTATAAACTAACGCGCTGACCTTTGCGGAAGTATTCAAGTTGAGGTCTAAAAGTATACCTATCATCCACCGCCAACGAAACCGACTCAAGTTTACAAGCTGCAGAAAAAGCATCATCTAACGTTTCTGCTCTCACCTGACCACTTGCCAAGCGGTAGTTAGAATTGCAATCAGACACGGCATTGCTGTTGTTTCTAAGCGCGATTACATAAAAGTATCGTTTCATAGTAGTTAGTCCTTTCAAGACTGTGGTTGGGTTACAAGCTGAAAGTCGCAGTTGTTATTCGATGCTGCTATTCATCTTGTGATGTTATCTGAGTAAATATCGACAATAGTGTCAACCCCTTTTACACAGATGTATTCGGTAGAACAATTACTAAAACACGCCGAGTAAACACGCCGCCAATGCCCCTTATACAAGATCTTATAACGGGTGGGCACCTTTGGGCCATAACCGTATACATAGGGGTTTGGGAGTGCTTCCGATTCGACCTTGATGTCATCGGCCATATATGTAAGATACGGTCCACCCCAATCTCCAGTTTTTACATACGCAATATCCATACTACTTCCCTTTATAATAACGTTGATAGATGTTCTCTAAACCCGCTTTGTCAGGGTGCTTTCTGATCCACATACCTGTAGCGGGTTCAAAGTTTTTCTTAAAAAAGTTGTCTAACTTTCTGTTACCTGTTGTTTCTTGAGGATTTATCTTATAAGACAAAGCATCATAGTCTCCGTCAGACATTATAGAAACATCTTGGTACTCGTAAGTGTAAGCCGCAACCGAGAGTTTAATTCGGTTACGGATTTCTTCGTTTATCATTCTTCTAGAATCCTATCTAGGTTTAGTACAGTCAAGTCTGTATGAACCCACTCCCTTGGACTCTGACCTTTTTTACAACCACCCATCAATGCACCTCAAAGTAATCATCACCGATGTTACAATCACCGCATTCCATGATATTGATTCCATACTGTTTCGGTGCCTCTACGAAGCAATCCATAATGATTTCACGAGCTTGTTCGGCTTGGTCCTCTCGGACTTCTACTGTATGCTCATCGTGATAGAACAGCAAGTGGCTGAAATCTATACCAGCCTCCTTAAGGCGCTTGTCAATCATTATCACAGTAGCCTTCATCACGACAGCCTCTGCACCTTGGATAAGGTAGTTGAGAGATTTGTGGCTACTGTCTACGTGGATTGGCCTATCGTCCAACCCCGGGATAAACCCTTGGTTTTCTGATATCGCAGTTACACGCTCAATAAGCAACTTTAGCTTTGGAAAAGCATTGGTAAACTTAGTCTTGAGCTTATTACCCTCCCTGTCAGACACGCCGAGGATACTACCAAGCTTCTTCCCACCGGCTCCGTAGAGATAGGCAAAGATAAAAGGCTTAGCATCATTACGAGAGCTACCAAGGATGTCTGCGTTCTTTTGGTGGATATCTCCTTCCAACACCTCTCGTGTGTAATCTTCATCCCTCATAAAGTGAGCGAGTAGCCTTAGCTGACAACCAGCAGAGTCAGCAGATACGAGTTTGTATCCGGGCTTAGCTACGAATAGTCCTCGCATTTCAGGACCAAGCACTGCCTTCCCCGAGGGCAAGTTAGCAATAATCTTGTGCGTCTGCCTGAAGGTAGGTGTGCCGATGTTAAACACATCACCGTGTAGCCGAGAAGTGTTATCGATATGTGGAAACCAACCCTCCATGATGGACTTGCGAGAACGCAAGGTATAGTATTCCATTAGTGCTTGTCCAACTTCCCCGAGTGGTTCCAGTGAACTATCCGTGAGTTTGGGGGAGACTTTGACGAACTTTCCGTCGATCTTCTTCCAGTTCCACTCGTCTGGCTTCCAACCCAGCGAATATAGAAGACGCTTAACGGTGTCAGTATTGCCGATATCACCAGTGATGAACTCAATACGGGAGAACTCTCCCCCGACAGGGCAATTGTCAACAGTGCACTGTCCACCAAGGCCAAACCACTTATCAAGGTGAGAGACCAGCTTTCCAGCTTTGGTGAATTTAACTTTCTTCGGTTCCGCATCTACTCTCTTTACCCTCGCTGGTAGTTGTGGATTAATGAAGCCTTCAATATACTTCATCTTCTTCTCAATAGTTACGAGTAGTTCTTCAGCCCCCTTCTTATCAAACAACCAACCGTTCTGGCTTTGTTCAACCATAATTCGGTCCATCTGACCCTCTGCTGTTAGTGCAGCTAGGATTTTCTTAGAACCGGTGTTGCTTACATAACGCTTCAACTCTTCCATCAGGTGCTTATACACACTAGTGCCCAACCGAACATCTTGCTTCATGTACTCAAACATTTCTTCGTTGAAATTTTCAAATCCACCTGTGTAGTCACCCTTCTTGTCTTTGAAGGATTCACCCCACTGTTTGAGTGAGTGTCCAAAACCAAAACGACGATAGTTGAGTACCTGAGACATAATCTTGGTACACTGTACCTTCGCTTTTGGTTCCCAAGGTTTCCCGAAGTACTTATTAGACAGGATATTAAGGGCTGGGATGTCGTACCCAAAAGCATTGTGAGCAATGATAGTAGTAGCACGATCTAGTAGCTCCAAGAAGTCGGAGAGTTGGTCCGGTCTGAACCAATACTCCTTTCCAGTGTCTACATCTTGGGCACCTGCACAATGAAATGTGTCAAGCCCCGGGAGAAGGTTGTTGCCTTCAATGTCAAAAACTAACTTCATAAGTTCTCCTAGCTTGTTAGTGTTTCTATTCAGTCTTTATGGTGTGAGTCGTAGTAGTCATCCTGTACACGATACTCTGCGTCTCTGATAACCTCTAGGGCCATGTAAGCCTTGTGGACGGCTTGGGGTATCGAAAGACCAATATCAGTCCTACGTAGCCCCTCCGCAGCCCTACGGATAATCTTAGTGTCAGGTGATAGCTTCATACTACTTCCTTTCTGAGCATTCTTTCTAGCTGCTGTTTTACTAGATCCAGCATCTCGTAGCTGTAGTCAAGGTTGTTGGATTCATAATCCCCAGTTTCACCTAGGTAGTGTAGTGCTTGACATACACCCTTGTAAGCGTTCTCTACATCCCTGCGGACGGATTCGAAGTCATTGTCATGATGCAAGGCGTCAATATCTTCTTGAGTAATCATTATTTCTCACCTTTCAATCTTTTGTATCGAGAATATCTGCGCAATACTCTCCACGAGGTTTTTCGGTTTTAAGCCCTCTTTCAAACTCGATTTCTTCTACAAGACGATTTGCATACCAAGCAATCTTTTTAGCATCTTGAAGTACATCGTCTTTACCCCCGATACGAAATGAATATTTAAACACCTGACCAAGAACATGGGCAAACACACCCTTATGCCGTTTAAGTGCGTACCGCATAATGTCCATGTACTGCATTCCTTTGTTAAGGAACAGAACCATCGCTTCTACTGGGATGATTTGGTAGTGCTTAGGGTTGATGATTTGGTCTTGAGCCTCCTCATCCATACTTTCAAATTCTCCGTGGAAGTCCGGAGAGGCTGGGAATACTTTACCCATGAGCTCCGGTGTTTCATCACGAAACCGCTTTTCTTTATTCAGTTCTTCCATTAGTCGTTTCTCCACTCTATTCATATTATCAATATACTCAATCAATATCACCACCAAGGGGGCGGTGTTGTTTTCCAAGTTGCAATCTCTGACTTAGCGCCCTTATAGTAAGCACGATAAGCCTCAACAGGGTCTTCACGACGATACTCCTCTGGCATAGCTTGAGGTGGCACTGTCATACCCTTATCTGGCATATTTGCAGGAGGCGTCTCCAGTAGGTCCGCCAACTTAGTTTCGGTTAGGTGAGTTTTTCCATAACGGCGACGGTATTCGTCACAGAGTTCTAAGAAAAGGCTATACACATAGTTGTAGTTTGCAGCATCTTCTCGAACCCATATACCACACGGGTGGTTCTTATGGGTAGCCTTATACAGAGTCTCATTGTCTGCCTCGTCTAGTACCCTGTGGGCTGTAGACATTAGTTGGGCATACTCCAGTATCATCTTGACAACATGTTTGTCTATGTGGCTCTCTGCGCATTTACGTACGTCATAGTCTAAGAAGAAAATATTCATTAGCAGTACTCCTTTGCAGCTTCTACAGAATCTTCGATTGTATAATGTACCTCTGTTGCCATTGTGTAGATAAACGGGTGTTTGAATTGTTTCTCATCAACAACCGCAATGACAGGCTTACCCCACTCCCAAGCAAGTGCAACTTCCATCACGGAACCCCACTTTTTCCCGGGCTCGCTGTCTTTCAAGTTAACAATCATAAGGTCCGACTCTCGGATATCTTTCAGGTCTTGGGCAACGATACGTTTTAGTTTGCTGTATGTTTCTAGTGTAGCGTCTTCCATTTGCTCATGTAGTGGCATACGCCGGGTTGGGTGTAAGAACTTGGCATCAGGCATCATCTCCTCTGCAAGATGACGCCAGCCCTCCATCGCACCTCTAGATACGTGTTCCATAGCACCTGCTGTATATATAGTAATCACACTTCTTCCTCCTGGTTTGTAAGTTTAGCGGCTAAGTTCCAAGCCATGATTGCAGCAGTAGTTGCCATAGCTTTTTCTGAACCTTCAAGGTTATCAAGCCATGCGTGGAGTTCGTCCCAGTTAGCAGGGGTGTGAAAAAATCCTAACTCTGCGATTTTCATATTACTATCCTTTTTAATAAAAATGAGAAGTTTATACACTTACTCAGGTGTTTGTTTTAGTTCTTAAAAGTCCATGTCGTCATCATCGGAGCCACCAAGCATGTCACTATCAACATCTTGATTCTCGGCTACTTTTACGACTTTCATGTCTGTCATCTCAAAGTCATCATCACGTGTCTTTGGCTCATACTCACGAAGAGTAGTCACCTGAACCGCCATAAGCATCGTTGCAATACCTGCAGTACCGTTAACGTTATACTCGTACTGGTAAACACGGACGTTAGCAACAGAACCGTTACCAATCTTATCCACATCAATAGGGGACAAGTCACCAGCTACAACACTAACTGGGTTTTGGTCAGTACCATCACGCTTCTTGGATTTCTTTTTAAGTGAAGCTTTGTAGAAGATACCTCCATCATCTTCATCAGGCTTAACACGGATATCCATGTCTTTCCACTGTTTAGCTTGGGCTTTGTCTCGTGTACGGATTTGTACTTCCCATGTCGGGTTCTCTTTGTCAAAGCGAGTGTTAGGCTTTGAAGGGTTGAGTTTAGCAAAGAATAGTTCTACGTTCTTAAGAATAGCCATAATATATTTCCTCTTGGATTATGTTTTATAAGTGTTTAGAGACCTCAGAAAAACCTTTTGGTCATTAGGGCGAAGTATTTTTCTGCCTTATTTTTCAGGGCGATACAAAACCCTTATCAAGTCAAAATTGTCTTCGTAAAGCTCGCCATATTCTTCAGGTTCAAAGGGGCCAAACTTGGCGTAGCCTCCGACACAGTCTTCGAATATTTCGGTGATACGAAAAACAGATTCAGGTGAGTCTTCTGTACTACTAATGCACAGTACGTCATGCAAACGCAAAGTCTGAACTGAGTATTTCTGAGACATCTAGGTTTCCTTTCTCGGGGATTAGGTCTAGGGATTCCATTTGAGACATGATATGCTCTAGTGGGTCTAGGTCATATAGTTCTACAAACTTATTACGCACGTCGATAAAGGCTTTACTCATGTTACCTGCGTGACAACCGAAGGAGTCATGAACCACTGTTGTCTGGTAGTCTGTATCATGTACATACATACTTAGGTGAACGGCGTCAACACTATGAACAATATTAGGAGCAGCACCTGTCTTCTGTTTAGACTTCTTCAGTGTAGACTCTTTCCAAACAGAGATGTGCAGATCCAGTATGTTGTCACCGTGATAAAGTTTTACTCTCTTTATTGCAGCTTCTTTGTAAGAATGAACGAAGGGAAAGTTTGTTACATTTTGCACAAATGTGATTGGTGTATCCCTGTTATTCTCACGTTCTGCCAGAGCCTCAAACATCCTTAGCATTCTAGCCGGGCCCTCAAGTTTCTCGTAGCAGGTGTCGAAGATAAGGTGACCTAGGTAAGCGGACCAAGACTTATCCTTATCTCGTAGATACTCACTCAGGTCTCGGGTATCACCATCAACCATATCAACCATGCCGAACTTAGTTCCGCCATAACCGAGAGTCATGACCGGGCGTTTAACAGTCTTTCTCCATGTCTTCTTGTTTTTTACTTTAGACCAGAATACTGGACCAAGTTGCTTCTTGATGTCATACACAGAGTTACTGAACTCACGAAGTCTCTGCATGGCATTCCGGTATAACTCTGTACCGGGTGAATACTTACCAACACCTTGCCTCAATAAGACGAGTTGCGGGTGTATATCATCGAACCTCGCCACTACAGCGGGGTCCATTTTCTCCAAGTCTCTCTTTACATTTTTCTGTGTGTGTTCTGCTATAAACATGTACACATCACCGGGTAGATCCTGTGGTACCAAGTTAACTAGTGGTGCAATATACTCATCTTTGGACATGGCAACAAGATGTTGAACTCCGTTGTTGGAACCATCGATATAGACAGGTAGGCAACTTGGGAAATCCTCTGTTGCATAGCCATCGCCATGCCAGTTAGAAATTAGAGAACACTCATAACAACAAGCTAAGAAGCAGAATGGTTTATCTGCATCCATCCACCCTACATACTGCATAGGGTCTTCAGCATACAACAAGATATCATCCATGTTGTCTTGTACCCACTGAGCACGATCGTCTAGAGATACTTTGTCATTACCCCACATATTAGCTGTGTGAACAGATAACCAATAGTATCCTTCTTCACCAAGACAAACTGGTTCATCCAGTATCAGAAGACCCTTTGCGTTATCGCTTGATTGTTCGTGAAGGAAAGCTGTATTGGGGTAAATTCGTCCACGGAAATCCAAGTTGTATAGATGATAGAAGGCATTGTCAATGTTCCTTGTAGCTAGCCTACGAATAGCTTCGATTTCGATTAACAGGGATGCTCTCTTCTCTGGGTCAATCTCCTTAGAGAACTTAAAAGGATTACTAGCTGAACCGACACACTCTTCAAAAGCAGAGAATACGGGCTTATTAATACGCCAAGCGGTTGACTGTAGTTTGTTAAGTGTTTCCTTAATATAAGACAAGTCCAACTCTTTGGCCATTGCTACAGCGTCTTCGTGTGGACTCTTAATTAGAGGTCTTCCTGTTTCCTTGTGTACGAAGCCTTCACCCCAAGGTTCTGGTTGGATACTTACTGGGAACAACTCGCTTGAATTGTTATCGATCAGATCCATAACAGAATTCAGAGCATCTAGGTTTGTTACTTTTACTTGGTAAGTTGGGTACTTGCTTAGCCGACCTTTTATACGTAGGTGTTTAGAGAAGTAGTCTAGTATACCTGTCTCGAAGTAACTTATCAGTACAAACCACCCGAGGTGTGTTGCTGCTATCTCATCTACTTTTAAACGAAGACGCCTATTGAGACAAGCGCCAACTGAAGTTACGATGTTTAGTAGGGTAGACTTCCTCTCGATGCCAAGAAGGATATGCCCATAAGTTAGCTCGATTATTTTCTGAGGATCCTTGTCCCATAGCATCCACGATTTATTCCTCTTATCTGGCTTTGATCCGTCAGATGTCATTAAGAAGATCTGTCTTTGTTTTATATCTTCTACTAGTAGTTCTATTGATGTTTTTGGCATTGCTACTCCATAATTCTTGCAGACTGTGTACTTTTTAGTACTCTGCTTTTATAGACACTGTAACAGTATTATTCTTTATCACCGAATATTTGGAAAATAACAAGAATGAAAAATACTGTATACATTCGCACCTCGAAAAAAAAAATTTAATAAAAGGAACCCCACCCCCGAAGGGGCAGGGCAATATTATATTTACCCATCCATGTGTGGGTTGTTGTGATCGATTGTCTTAATCCAATTACGGATTGTATTTTCACAGCGGCCAGACTTATTGGCTGCTTCTTTAACAGTTAGAACCCTGTCAATAACGAGACAGGCCATGACAACACGTTCACGGTTATCAGTATGCCCATAACGAGTGCCAGCCTTAAGTGTGTAGCTAGAGTTGAAGTAGTCTTGTGACAGTGTGTAGTTACGCATGTGCAATTCTCCATTTGGGTGATATAGAGCATAAGTGCTCTTTTAGATAGCCCAACAAAGGGCTACCCTAAGAAAACTCATTATTTGAGTTCTTCTTCAAGGCGCTTAATTAAACCGTTTACTTCAGAAACTAATGATTCCTCATTGGCTTCGTAGGTAGACGCAAACTTAGCATCAAGAGAACCGACCAAGCTTTTAAACTGTTGGTTGTGACGTTGGATATCTTTAGCTTCCGATTCAGTATCATCAAAGTCTTCGATTTCAATATCTGCATCTTCGGGAAAGAATTCATCAACTTTGTTCTCTTCCATGATAACGTGGGTATTGTTTGGTAGCCATACTTTAACAAGCATTGTAGTCTCCTGATTAAGGTTTATCATTATAGATGCGCTAGTTTTCTCAGTTATTTTATAGAGAATATAGCACCATCGGGTGCTTCCCACTCACGGAAGAAAACCATTTCAAAGTGAATAGAATCTCTATGCTCCGGATAAAGGCAATTCAGTAAGTTTACTGCTTCTTTAAAAGTTACACGATCAACACAAGTTGAACCATTACGTTGTAGGCTAAATCGCTTATACATCACTATCTCCTATTTGTATGGTGTTTCATTAGTGTAGAAGAGGTGGTTCCCAACCTGACCATCAAGCTCATAGTGTTTAGTCCAGAAGGGATTTACGCTTGTAGCGTGGTAGTGTGTAGAAGAGATTCCGGGGAGTTCAATTTCCCCAGACATGACATCTTCCGCAAGCTCTGCAATCTCATGCCAAGCCTGAACATCAAGATAGTTCATACGAGTAGGGGCGTCATGTTTACCATCGTGTGTCCAAGAGAATTGATTCTTCTCCCATACAACACCACATACATCGTCAGGATAGCGTTTGTCTGCCACCCTGTTAAGTGTTACTGCTGCCACCGCAAGCTGACCTGCGATTGGCTCTTTTCTTGCCTCAAAGTACATGTTAAGGGCGAGGCACATTGTTGCTTCAATAATCATTACAATATCTCCATTCCATTTATTTGGTATTCCCCGTCAATGACGAAGAAAGGATTAACAGTTGTTAGTTTCCAGTGGTATTTAGATGACTCCTTCATACAATCAACCTTGCACAACTCCTTATAGTCAGCTTCCCAAGATAGTTCCTTCCAGTGAACTTCAGACAGCACAGGTGTAATATTTAGGCCGTTAAGCTTATTGCAAGCTATTACAGCTTCCATCCGATCTGTATACTCGCCATAAGTTCCATACTCGTCTTCAACAATATATGTGATGTTCATACTATTACTCCATGTTTTTTCTATGATTGAAAGTAGGCAGGGTGAAGCCGGATATCATGTAGTTACCCTTTTGTTACTTTTGATGTTTTTCTTCTCTTTTGCGAAGAAGGGGGCTTTGACTAATTCCGGGAGGAAAAATCCAATAGCAAAAAGGGTATCATAGGCGTCTTGCTGAAATACACCATACTGGATAAGAGCAGCTACACCGATGATCCAGTGGAAAGAAGGGATTTTAACTTTGATAACAGCAGCAATAGCTACTACTACAAGTATTCTTATAATTATTCCGAAAGGTATAGAGAGTAGTAAGTCTACAATAATGTTGCCCATTTCAGTCTCCTTAGTGGATACGTGTTTCTTCAACCCAGTTGAAAAGCCTATTCTCGTAGAATTCACGAGAGATGACCCACTGGCGAATGTTTCCATGTACAGCATCGCCATGGGCAATACTTCTGTAAGCATTAAAGTGAGGGGGGAGCTCGTCAAGCTCAATTTCAATAACAGCACCTTTGGAGTACATCTGAGCTTTCTCAAGTGAGTCAGTCCAGTGTGTAACGTCACGGTGTTGTGTGCCATCGCTCAAGGCGTTAGCTTCGTGTGAGGTAGTACCACGGTAGAATTTAAACATAGTGATTTCCATTTCTTGTTGAGGTTTGTCCTGCAAAGATTTTATTCTATCATTATAGATGCCTTGATTTTCTCACTTTTTTAGGCACAATTTTGATAAAAAAGAGCCACCCCCGAAGGGGTGACCCATAGTCACTTTTCATACTGGACCTTAACGGCCTCTGAAGTTTGTTTCTTTATTTGTCATGTTGACACCTGCAGTAATCTCAGGAATCATCTTGGCAATCTCTGTACGTGTTTGACGTGAGATATCGCCTGTTACACTTAGGTTTACTACAGTAGTACCTCCACCTGATTGTGAGTCCATGAAATCCTTGAAACTATTTTCAGGAACAACAAGCTCACCTGGAGTTAGAAGCGCGGGAACACTGTCGGAACCTGACTTCGAGAAAGGTGTATTAGGTACAACACCACCAGAAGAGAATCCAAGGAATGAACCAAAAGATGAACCGAAGATTGAGCTAAATAGACCACCTCCACCGTCCATGCCAAGTAGGCCGCTAAACAGACTACCGAAGCCACCAGAAGGCTCGGATGACGTTAAGCCCTCAAGGATTCCCTCTTGCGCACCCTTACCGAGGTCAGCTCCAAAAGAAGTAATACCCCCGAAGATATTAGAGAAGATACCCTCTCCATCCTTTCCGATTAAACCTTCGAATAAGCTATCAGTAAAGCCATCAACAAAAGAGTCAATGATTTTCCCAGTAAAGCTATCCAAGAGTGCCGGTAGGAACTCTCCAAAATCACCAGTCTTTAGTGCATTCGAAAGGGCTGATTTGAAGTCATTCTTGAAACCCAGCGCATAAGACTCAGCAGCTTTCACCGCATCACTCTTTTTACCTTTTCCCTTACCCTTGCCACCACTACCAGAGGAAGCAGAAGCACCGCCACCGTCAATAGCACTCAGGTCTACCTCACCACTAGAGGAGATATATCTACGACGTCTTGCTCGTAAGTCGTCAAGAACAGCATTAGAAGCAACAATAGCATTGGTTAGAGTAGGATCACCTATACGCTCCATACGATTGATATCGGAAGAGATGCCTGCAATCTCGTCATCGTAGGGGGTAACCATACCACCACTACTAAACATCTGAGGTAACATACCCATGTTGAGACGGTCAAGGAATTCTTTACCAAACTTAGAAACAGAAGAAGATTTAATAACATACTCGCCGTTGGATAGCATCGCTGGGATTTTATCTTCGGTGGGTCCACCTGCACCACTAATATAACCACCGCTGGCCTTATAGAGGGGTGCGGCTAATTCTGGATTTCTCCGAAGCTTTGTAGCTGCAAGATTAACAGCGTCAGCGAAGTTATCGATTGAGGTGTTGAAAAAGCCAAGACTTATAGCACTATCTACCCAAGTAGCCTCAGTACCATCAATAGCGGTTCGCAGCCTTTCCAAGTTTTCTTCACCTAGAGTAGCAAGGGCTTCTGCGCTTACTTTACCAGAATCCACCAAGAAAGCGGCCCGACGTACACCCTCCTCGCCCTTGTTGACAAGTTCTAGAATTCGTTGTGCTTGTCTTAGACCTTGTTCTTCGCTTGATTCACCTCTTACCGTCCTATCAACTAGGTCATATAAGCTTTTACTTGCATACTCTATTGCTGAAGAAGCAGCAAGAGCGAGGCCTGCAACCAAACCTACGACAAGCCCTCCTTGTATTATAGCACCCATCTTTAAGCCAAGTGTATTTAATACGCCACTAAGTGCTGGACTAATGATTGTACTGCTGCCAAATACTGCCGCAGCTTGCGCAGCAAAGTAGGTGCCAAGTTGAGCAATCCAAGCAGAACCAAGCATTGCTGTAATCATTTTACCACCGAGGCTAATTAGAGCGGCTCTCCCCGCTTTACTTATAGTAACGAGAATTAGTCCAGCAGTTAGAGCACCAACCATTCCGTTGGCTACTTCTGATTCAAACTCAGAACCAAAAAGACCCTCAGCAACACCCGCACCAAGGCTTGCTAACGAAGCAGCAATACCATCAACAATTTGCTTACCAATGTCACCATCACCCGAGATAGTATCATAGAGTAGTTTACCGAGACCCTTACCAAATGAGTTAACGGAATCTTGGAATTCTGTACTGTTAAGAATTTCATTAGCGTTCAACACTACAAGGCCAGAAACTACAACTCTTCCGAATCCAAACTTGAATCCTGCAAAAATAGCACCTGCAAGAATAACACCAATCTTTTCTTTATTACCGTCAAGATCTGACAAGAACTGGTTGATTACTGTGTTCTCACCTGTAGCTGCACCTAGCACAGATTCGAATACAATCTTACCAGTTGTGAAGACAGGCGTTGCAGCAACTGCGCTTAGAACAGTTTTAAAATCTTCAACGATACGTTTACTATTTGCATCAATGATAACCTTTATCTCACCCGGTGCATCAGCTAGCCCGTTGAATAGTGAAGCTAGTGGGTCAGACTTACCACCCATACGGCTGGCTTCCTGGTTACGTAAAGCCATTTCATCATTGAAAGCCTTCCAACGAGACTCGATATTGTCCATTGTGGAATTAAATCGAGAATCAAGTATATCTAGGGCATTCAAGAAGCTAACAGCAAAAGGGATATCACTCCCAGAACGATCAGACTCTTGTTCACGATTACGTGTAGCCTTAACAAAGGAGTCCCAACGGTCTTGCATAGCTTTAATAGTAGAATCCCAAGCAGTAGACATACTATTAAAAGATATAGTGCTTACTGTTAGCTGGTTCGTACTTAGGTAGGTTTTAAACTCGTCCCACCGTTTTGTTACTTTTTCGTATACTTCATCAAACTTAGTTACGATTGAACTCACCCATTTACTAATAGTATCGAGTGCTGCATTCAAATTACTGCTAAGAGCAGAAGTGTTACCGATTGACGCCTTGCCTTGTTCCTCGTGTGCAGGATCAAAGATACCTGTCCAGAGGGACTGGCCAACAATACGTCTCCAAAGATGTGTGAACTCTGCGATAACATTACTAACAAACGTCTTAATGCTAACAAGAGCTGCCTCTGTATTTTGGAATACATTGTCAAAATCTATAGGCTTAATCTTTGGGATTATTTCCTCATCAAAGATTTTCTTGATTCTGTTATAAGCAGATTCCATACGCCGGACTATAGGGTCAGTTATAGAGCCAACCTCGAAGTCCGATGTGAATAGGTCTTTTAGAGTTTCTTTAACCTCATAGCGGAATAGTACTAGGTCATTAAGAAATAGCCTTAGTTTTCCTCGGGCTTGACCAACAGCAACTTCAAGATTATCTGCGAAGAAGCGAAGTGAATTTGTGGCAGCGATAATTCTCTTACGTAAAGATTCACTAAAACCCAGTTCCCTGTCGATAGCACCAAGCGCCCGTGTAAGCTCGTCTTTGAGTACTGTTACGAGGCCAGAGGTTGTTGCTTTGATTGTTTTGAATTCATTATCAAGTTCACCAGCAGTACTGATAATAGCTTGGAATACTGATTCAGCATTAAGCTTACCATCTTTCGCCAAAGCACGGAGCTCACCAAAAGGAACCCCCATACCATCCGCAATAGCACGAGCTAGTCGTGGCATTTGTTCTAGTACCGAGTTTAGTTCTTCACCACGTAGCTCGCCAGAGGCAAGACCTTGGCCAAGCTGAGTAATAGCGGCATTTGCCGACTCAGCAGAAGCACCAGAGATGACAGCTGCTTGTTGAACAGCTTCCGTAGCTATAAGTAGCTCGTCGATTGATTTGCCAGATCCTTGCAGAGCAAGACCGAAGCGGTTAAATGTTTCTGCTGCAGAATTAACTGGCATGCGGGAACGTTGAGCAATACCATAAAGCTTGCGCATCGTTCCTTGTAGTTCTTGTCCTTGACCGACAACTAGAGCAATTCTGTTCTCTAAGTTGGTGAGTGAGTCTGTAGCGCTTGTAATAGCCCGTGTAAGACCTGCGCCTGTAAAGGCGGCAGTGATACCAATAGCTAGGTTGCGGAAAGCCTTTGAAACCTTATTTGTGGTTTGTTCAATGCTTGCTACACTCTTCTCAAGGTTCCTAAGTTCTCTTTTTGCTTGGGTCGCATCCGCGCGGACCCTAATCTCTACACCCTTTTGCATTTTACCTCCATTAATAAAAAAAAGCCCTCTAACAGCAAATCTCCGCATATTGGAGTGCCATCAGAGGGCTAGATTTATCGTATTAGTTCGGGGTAAGAATTCCGATTTTAGTTAACACCTCTTCAATAAAATAAGCAGGTGCTTGTTGACTATGACCATTGTTAAGATAAACAATATGCTCAACATCGTTGATTATAACTTTAAACTCTTTACCTTTATCATTTTTCCAGCCCTCTCTTGCTTCGCCTGTATCTACAGGTGTCACAATAATAAGCTGCTCCGTTGCATAGTCGATTAAATCGTCAACCTCTGCATCAACCAAGTCTAAAACTTCACGCTCTATCCTTTGTATTTCTTGTTGGAAATTAACAACATCCAAACTAACTAGTTTTGCCATAATTTAACCCCATTCAGGTTTCCAACCAGATTCATCACCACCAACAGCTTTAAACATGTTGTCAAGGAATTTTCCTTTCGGTAGTGCGTGTCCGGCATGTACTTTAGATTGTCTACGTTCTTCCATTGACCTTAGAGTCGGGAAGATATCTGTAGCCTTACCTTTGAAACCAAGAGCCTTTAGTAACATAAATGTTCTTTGGTCTTCCTGCCAGCCAGAAGGTCGGTCTTGGAAGAAGTTAACCCATTTAAGCAATTCTTCGTATGGCATTTCATTCATCATTTTGTAAACAGGCATACCAAGATGGAAAGCAATCTCATAGAAAGTTTCCTCTTGGTTTGTTAGTTTCCCGCAGGTTCGGCCTTACCACCAAGACCACAGTATGAAATAATCTCTTCAGAAATAGCATTGAGGTCAGCAGGGGGGAAGGTATCAAATTCTTCGTTGGTCATTTCTTCTGCACCAACTACAGCTAGACGAAGGACTCCCCGTAGAACCTCAAGCTGGTCTCCGCTTTCAGCTGCACTATTGATTAGTGACTGAAGGTCTAGGACTTCTTTAATTGAGAGTTTACGGATTTCTACTTCATCGCCCATGAATGGGACTTTTTTAGTTTCTGTTTTACCGATTAGGTGTTTCATAATTAATACTCCTTATTTCAACTTATCTTTTTCTGTAAATAGCTCTGGATTGTTCGCTTGGAAGTCATCTAGCATTTTACGGACTGTATGTAGGGTTGATAGTGTTTCCATGATTTCTCGACCCGCTGTGGAGTCTTGGTCAAAATCTTGAAATCTTTCAAATGATTTTCGAATACTGATATCGACACTTCTCCGCATATGGCGGAAAGTTGTACGCATGACGAAGCTCTTACTGAATGGTTTATCCATGTATGTTTCCATTATCTAGGCAGGGAGACCCCAAAAGGAGCCCCCCCCAAGTCTCAGCTATTAAGCAGCTGCGACAGTTGCTGGACCGTAGAAGTCAGACTGAGCTGACAAAGTAACGGTTGCAGTGATTGAGTCAGAAAGTGAAGGGTTCACGAGGATAGCTTCAACTTTACCTAGGAAGTAGAATTCAGTGTTCTCTGTTGCGAGAGTTGAAGCTGCACCTTGGTCTTGCGTGACTGCAGTAGCGGCCATCATGAAACGGAATAGCTTTACGCTACCGTCCACAAGGGCGTGAATGTCTTGCATGTCTTCAGCAACGTAGTTAACATTAACTTCTAGACTAGGTGAGTCAGACTGACCCTGAACCTGTGAAGAAGTTGCCTGGCCGTAGACAGGAACGTTAACGATGTTAGCAGGAGTACCCACTGAAGGGAACTCACGGACTGAAGGCATACGTACGTGTTCAGCATCTGCTGTTCCAGGAACTGAACCGACAAACTCAGCAGCACAATCAGCAGCTGTAGTGTAGGTACCAATAGTACCTGTGAAAATGTCTAGGTAGGTGTAAACACCTGAGCCTAGTGACGAAATATGTGCCATCTATTTATTCTCCGTATAGTGTAAATGGTATGATGTAAGATGCGCTATAAAGCGACTTATTAACAGCGTCTAGACCTTCCACCTGAAGGTAAGAAGTCCCAAGCCTTGTATTGTTAGTTAGAGTTTTTTCTTCGAGTAGCGTATTGAGTAAGTCAGAGACCTCCATTAGGCGTCCTTGACCTTCCCCCGCTGCTACAAATATTTTTGCCACAACGATTCCTGATAGTAGCTTATCACGAGAGTAAGTATAAGCATCACTCTTAGTTGGACGTACAGTCACCATAACATATTCCCTGATATTGTTTCCAAGTTTACCTTGGTAGTTATCTGGGATTGTTACAATTCCGTTTGTTGTCCATCCGGAGCTAGCTATAACTTCTTCAATATCACTAAGAACCAAATCAAACATTATGATTTCTCCTTCACGATAATTGCGGTTATAACGAAACCATCGTCGGTATAGTCCGTGATATTATAGATTAGACCATCTACTTCTAGTGTATCATAAACACTTAAATCAACTCCTGATTTCATCAGTGCCGTTGTGGTGAACCCGTCACCTGCTGGCTTTTGTGTTGATTGAATGATTACTTCTACAGAGTTAGAACCTGTACTTGCTACAACTCCACGGGAGGCGAAGTCGTAACCTGAGACACTCTTAGTGGATAGTGTTGCTACTACAGCCAAATCGTCAACAGCTGCAAATGCTTTATTCACAGCTGCTATGATTTTAGCTTTTAGAGACATTAGTTGGACCTCCACCAGGAAGTACCTACGCCCATCGAACCCCTACGAATGAGAGGTTTAATAGGTTTCATTACAACACTTGGTTTAATAGAGGTACGTGTAACATCACTATTAGAATCTGTTAGGCTTATTGTGCCAACAGAAATGCTTTCGAAAGTTTGTGTGGTACCAGCAAGCAAGTCCTCATTATTAGTAAGGTGTAATGCTTGCTCGTAAACTGCCACGAAAACTCTATTTGGAACCACATCTTCAGCAATAGACACCTGAATCCCTAAACGATCATCATTGTAAATTGCATTCTTACGTGGCCAAGCAAGGGCTTGGGAGGAACTAACAGCAGAACCAATCCATGCATGATCGTCAACTAGCTGAGTAGCTGTGACCAAAGCTTGTTCTTTGATTTCGTCTGAAGCGTTAAACCAGTTTGCGCTATCAATACGACTTTCAAAGTATGTATCAGCGTCTGCTATTTCTACATAGCTGTTTGTATTGAGTACTAGCGCCATTAGTTCCTCCTCTTAGATTAGGCGTGGAAGATTGGTAGAATACCAAGGTTTAGCGAGTCCATCTTACGTGCCCAGGAAGCACCAGTACCGAAGTTGGCATTGGTTGCGAAAGCAGTAGTTGAGCCAGCCCAGTCATAACCCATTGGGTGCATGACGTAGCCCCAGCGGTACCAAACGTTTGTGGAGCCACCGCCTGTGTAAGAAGCCGCATCACGGTCTACTTCTACAGGTACAGGTAGGCCAAGGTTAGCAGCGGCAACAGAGCCGGGCTTAACGATGAAGGTACACTTGCTTGATTCTGCATTGAGGTCACCAGTAGCTGCACCAGCAATCATCTGGTTAGCACGTGTAAGAACGATGCGGAATTTACCACCGAAGATGGTTGAGAATTCAAGGTTACCATCAACAACCATTGTGTCGTCCACAAGGTTAGCAGCACGCATTTCTGCGAGAACTTCAGGTGAAGTTACGATGTACATGAAGTCTGGTTCGTAGTCTTTGAACGCAGCGCCAACAGAACGGAAGAGACGCTCACCACGAGCAGCGCCAATAGCTGTGCTGTCGAAGAGTTTACGAGCATCGCCTGCGCCAGTAGCAGCAGCGCCGTGTAGACCAAGAGCGTTGATGTCAATGAAGAAGCCTGTTGCAGCAGCATCAGCATCTGTATCGAAGTCGATGATACCACCGTTACCAGCACCACCAGCGTCGCCGAGGGCAACTTCGTAGTGTGAAACACCCTTAAGTACTGAGAGAAGACCGTCATGCTCGTCTTGAGCACGAACTTCTGCGAAGTCACGACCAATTTTAGCTAGACCATCTTGCTTAGAAATTACTTCTTGCATGTTGACTTGCTCTGCACCGAATGTACGTAGAGTCTTGATGAAGCTAGCGTAATCAGTTGTTACGTTTGTGTACGTACCATCAGTAGCTGAAGAAAGTGATGCAACGTTAACTGTTGCGGATAGTGGTTTGTACCAACGGAACTGGCCCACATAGGATTCACCGTTTGTGTCGATGCGCTGGTCAGCGGAAACAATGCCTGTGCCGTTTAGTTTCTTTGCGGAGGTGTATGCCTCATCGGAGTAAGCAGAGATTGCTAGAGCAATATTCTGGAAGTCTGTATTTGTAATAGCCATTTTTATTTTTCCTTATTTTAAGGTAGATTTAATTAGTAACCAATTTTTCCTAGACCACCTTTAGAGGCAAGTGCTAGGATTTCCTGAGTTGACATTTCACCAATGCTTTTCTTAACATCGGTCACGGGAGCACCATTATTAGTGCTTGTACCTGCTCCTGTGTTAGATTTAACACGGAACAAGAATGAGTTGTCATCGGACTTTGAGTAAGTCTCAATGTAATCTTTAATAGAAGTTCCGGACTTGTGTAACCATGACCCATCATCGCCTTGGATAAGCTCACCAGTGATTTCACGGCGGGCCATCTCACGAGACTTATCATTACGGAATTCTAGACCAGCAAGCGCATCATTTAACACACCATCACGGCGTAGAGAAGTGATATCTTTCTGATATAGCTCTAGTTTAGCCTTAGCTTCTGCTAGTTCCATCTCAAGAGCTTCTTGAATTTTCCCTTCTTCTTTAAGACGAGCCATAGTGTCTTCTTTTGACTTTTGCTCTAGCTCGGCTTTCATTTTGAGGGCTTCATCCCGCTCTTTAGACATACGGTCCATATTAGCTTTCATCTTGGCAAGGCGCTCTTCGATGACTGCTTCTAGTTCATCCTTGGGTGCTTCTGAGGTAGTTTCTTCTTGTTGCACTTCCTCAACCACTTCCTCGGTTGTTTCTACAGTTTCTTCTACTTGATTTTCTTGATTTTCACTCATGATTTGTCCTTTCCAGTCACAGACTGAATCTAATAATATAAAGAGTCACAGACTCGGTTAATTTGAGGTCCATAGGCTATTACAAATAACTATGGCCCGATCCCATACCAGTCATACCCTTCCTTAATAGGTTCAAGTATGTCTGCACGGGTTAGTTTGTTTGGTGGGTCAATAAGCCCCCTGCGAGTAGCATTACGAATAAGTTCGTCATATGCACTCACTGACAGACCCTCTTTGCGCCATGCTTGGAGAGTCTTTCGAATTGTGTCACCATCAAGAGCATCTGCGTAGATGGTTCTTAAGGCGTCTTTTGCACGTTGTGCATCTGCAATGTTTGTAAAGAACGCATCGTGAATAGTACCAGTACTAATATTATTCTTACGCCCCCAAAGGTGGAAGCTGCGTACAATTACAGCGTCATTGCTGTGGTTCCCATTAACACCTAGTCCAATACTAGCATCAGCAAAAGCGTGTTTACCACGGAGTTTCCCATCAGCAATAGTACCTTCATAAATGTTTGCAATTTTACGCCCTGTAATAGGGTCAGTAAACTCTATACGAGCTTGACTTTTGCCACGATACCTTTGCATCATAACCTTTCCGTCAAACGTCACCCAAGGTATGTCTACCTTTTCGGTTTCTCTTACGTACACACGAGCTGCCTCTTTCCAGAAGTTAATAAACTGGTCTGTAACAGGAGCACGTTGTGATAGGTGTTTAGACATAACTCTAGAGATTTCCTCAAAGTCCTTCGGACCTACAAGGCCCATCCGGGAGTTAGAAATCTTAAGAACGAAGTCTTCAACATCTGGGTGTAAATCCCTTGCCATAGTTAGAAGTTGCCTTCCGACAGGGGTGTTACCGTTTACCATTGATACAATTTCCAAACGGAAAGCCTTTAGCTCATCCACTACAGAAGCTGCACCTAATCTTTCTGAAACCTTAATACGTCCATCAACAACACGAAGGATATCGTTAAGGTTATCTTTTGTTATTGCAGCATACCCTTTCTTACCAAGGATACCTGCGAGTTTGTTAGCTACGTTAGCAGTCTTTGTTGCTTCACCGGCACCATAGAATGTAACCATGTTCTGCGCTTTTGCACCCTTAGCTAAGTCCTCCCAAGTCAAACCAGCATTACGTAGTGCGGGTATCTTTAGGAACTCGGGGTCATTAACAGTATCCTGAGCAACAAGGTCATAAAGTCGGTTCTTACGTGTTGTAGCAACAACGTTAGAAGCCTCTGCAATAGGACGGTCACCAGTTGACAAACTAATAATCTGAGCACCGCTTGAAGAGGCGTCATTTTCAATCATTAGCTTAGTACGGTAAGTGGCCAATAAGCGTGTGTTATCAAAGTTACCAGATACATGGTCATACATACGAGTATACTCAAGAGCAAGACGTGCCATCTTTGGAACCTCTGCACCTTCAAGGCCACTGATCAGAGGGTGTTCAAGGAATTCTCTAATACGGCGGTCACGCTGGGTGGTTGCTTGCATGAGACGACCTAGCTCAAGTATTCTTGATTCACTACGTCTGAAGATCTCGAAACGACCATTCTGAGTCAGGGCTTCTGTGCCGGGGCCAATAAGAGCGCCCATTTGGATTCTAAGTTCCCGTATGGCGTCATTATTAACAGCTACAGCTTTTGCAGAGTTAAGGAAGGGACGTACCAGCTCACCACCCGTCGGGGTCAAGTAACCTCTATGGTATACACGGCCACGGGAGTCAATAAACACATCAGTCTTGAAGGAACGACCCCTTGTCCGATGGAAACGACCAGCAGCCATAAGACCATAGCCAGCTTCACCTCGGTTAATTATTTCATGACGGAACTCGTTTAGTTCATCATACTTCTTCACGTTACCACGTGGATCACGGAAGCGTACAACATCATCCATAAAGTCAAAGAAAGTAGGGTCTACTTCGTAGTCAACATTCATAACATGGTTCATCATGTTTGCCATGTCAGCGTCAATCTGTTTCGGATCGTAGTCAGGGTATTTATCCGCAGAGATGATAGGTATACTTGTCTTGTTACCACGGGCATCAAAGAACTCTTTGTTACCTGCTTTAACATACAGCCTATCTCGGTTATCAATAGTACCGAAGCGCCGAGCAACAATGAGCCTATTATTGGCTTCTTGTAGCTTAAGCAAGTCTTTATTAACAACCTGAACCTCACGAGAGATGGTATCTGCCCATCCACCTGATGCACGGCCTGTATCAACATCCCAAACACCACGTCGATTCTTACCACGGAAGCTTACTCGGATTAGGTTCTGCTCTCGCATAAACTCAAGAATCTTTGAGCCTTCTTTGTGGTATTCTTTAAGTGTATGAGTTGCGAAGGGATTTAAGTCGCCCAGTGTGTCGTGGAACATCTTTCCGATATTGATCGCCAGAGAGTCATAGTCAGTCGCTCTACCTGCAGCTACCATTTCCATAGCCTTGGTGGTGGCATTCAGAACCTTGTCATCCATGATGGCAGAGGTTGGGCGCTTGCGTACATTCAAGAATTCTATATCAAGGATCTTACGTTCAAACTCCCTCAACTTTGCAATCTGACGGACTATCCAGTCGTCCGAGGGATTACGGTCAAAACGTTTAACGAATTCACGATAAGCTTTCCGGAAAGGTACTACCTTATCTAGCATATTACTTATGAACTTTTCACGATCAGGGTACTTGTCAATAATCTTTTTGGTGTAAGCATTGAGAGGGGCACGACCGGAGAAGTAAACTTTCTTGGCCAGTTTAGAGCCTGTTGTTGCTCTCCAGTCATTAACGAAGCGGGTATCTGATAGCTGTTCTGAGACAAGCTTGTCAACAGGGTAGTATTTACCCATAATCTGAACTTTTGGTATTTCAGAGTCTGAGACAAATCCACCAAAGATTTTAGAACGTTGACGTGAGCGCACATCTAGTAACCGTGATACGTTCTGAACAGCGAAGCGATTCTCTGCTCGGATCACAGACGTAAAGTTATCCCAAGGTTGTTTTGTAGAACTGTAACGTTGGAATACAACACGTAGGTTTTCAATAGCAACAGTTTGTTGGTTCACCGAAACCTTATCATTCAAACCAAGAACAAAGTCTTCAATAAAGTCTTTCTGTTCACGGGTAAGGTCTTTAGCATTCCGCATAAAGTCAATACGTTCCTGGAACAGGTTATAGTCTGGTTCGTAAGCGAGGTTACTTCTCACTTCACCTGTGAAAGAATCCGTGATGAAGTTACGTTCATCGAATTCATTACTCATCCGGCGTCGTGATGCTTGTTTACCAACAAGGCTTGTACCTTTAAAGTCTGTTAGAGCATAAGCGGAATTATAGTCATCTGCATCGTATACGAAGAGTTGGCGTAAATCATTCTTATGCTGCGGGTTGTTTAGTAGTGAGTTAGGGCTTTTAACACCGACTCGGATATCTTCCTCTTTGACAATTTGTCGAGGGCGGAATACTGCTGTAATCTCAGAGGCTCTAGCTCGTAGTGCCTGAATAGACAACACCTTACCAGTTGCACTCACAAACTGTTCTACCTTTAGCTGACCTGTACGAAACAGATTAGCGGCTTCGTCTCCACCAAGCATCTTTGATTGAACATCGAATGCTTGACGCTTAAGCCAACCACCAAAGGACTCTCTTGCAGGCATAAGACCGTTGAACTTCGATGAGTCAAGTTTATCAACCTGACGTTTAAGAAGCCGCGCGGAGTCTGCTGCAGCTAGCTCTTTCTTGCTCTTTAGAACAGGAACAAGTGAAGAACGGCAGTTCCAGTGGAGCGGTGGTAGGAAACGGTTATCATCTAAATCATATACTTTACCGTTATGGTGTGAACAGATAGGGCTTGTTCTTGAGTCAAGGATAGCAGTAAACATATACCCTTTAATAATATCTTTATTAGACTGTACAACTTTATTTAAAGCAGCTGTCTGAGTAGAAGTAATAGCTGTACGAGTAAGCGCCTTGGCTTGGTTCTCTGTGAGCTTTGTAGTCTTCATAACATCAGAAATAATATCTTTAGGTGCTCGTCCTGCAGCCAAACCAGATTTAACACGAGATTGTATACGAACTAGTTCTCCTGAGGAGATGTTACTCAAATTAGTTGATAGTCCAGATGGACCCTTGATATTAGGTCCAGTGATTTCGGCAAGTAGCTCACGAGTACGTGGCCTTTGCACTTTATAGAAACTGCGGACTTCCTTATATAGGTTGTCCGAGTGGAAATCCAGTTGAGAGGTGGAGAACTCTGTTACGCTGTTAAAAATGTTTGAGCGGAGTTCCTTAGCGAAACGAGTGACTTCTGGTTTGACGTCAGCACGAATATCCTTTCTCAAAAGGTTTGCTAATTTTTCTCGGTGACGACGAATAATACGTCGCTGTGCGATTTGCTGACCTTCCTCATAGAGGCGTACGTCAGTCATGTGATTCACAATAGAATCGTAAATCTTATCATTTACAGTGGACATCTAGTACTCTCCTGAGTAGTTAGTGTTAAGTATGAGCAGTTTTCAGCCATGCTCAGGGCTTAGTTCATTCTTCTACAATAACTTCGTTATCTGGCGTAAGGTTGATGAGGGAATCGGTTTGGATATCTTCGATCGCTTGTTCATCGTCATAGTCCATAGGTAGGAAGTCATTATACTTAGCAACGCTAAGGAAAGTACTACGTGGGATAATACCACTCTGATACCATTCAGTAATGAGACGCATTGAACCTTCACCGCCCACCATTGGTGAGAAGTCAGAGGACAACTTGAATTCGATGTCATTACCATTGTAATCAGTATTGTACCTCCAGTTAATCATGAACGCAATTACTTCGTCCATTGTACCAGAGATTTTAGCGTTGAGAGTTCCGAGTTGTGCAGTCTGAGACGCATTGCGGATTTCTAGTGCAACACCAGAAGCCGCCTGTTCAGGGGACAACATGCGGATACCCATCTTAGCCATTTCTTCAACCGTAGCTTGAATAGCTCGGTCCATGTCCACTAGAGCACCAGTAGGTGTATCTAGGACAGAGATGCTTTCGTCTTTACGAACACGTAGCCAGGAACCGAGGCCAGCGTTAACTAGCTCTTCAAAGTCCTCATCAGTCATATCAGATTGTACGACTGGAGTGTAAGTTGCAGCACCATAAAGAAGGTGGTTACGGCGTGAAATCTTGTTATACAGAGAAATCTCACGATCGATAAGCGGCATCAAGACTGGTTCAACTGGTTCAACTTGACCATTAAGGGGCCACGCAGGGATTCGGTCTAGTCTTACACCGAACTTCTGAGGGTATACGGTATTAACAAGAACGAAGTCCTGTTCACCAATCAAGTCGTGGTATTCTTGAGTTACATCACCATTTACAACTTCAACTTCACCAGTAAGGTCACGTTTCTCGTAGTAGTTAATAACAAGGTAACCATCACTATCAAGAAAGTGATCTACAACAGCATCCACATAGTTTGGGTGCCAAGGATTATCTACTTCATAGCGTTCTGCTACATGGCGTGTAACCATACGAGTTAGTGTTTTTTGACGAGTAACCGGGTGTACATTAGTCTGTACATTGATAACATTCTCAGCACGAAGGATAACAGGATAGGGGGCAACCATTAGCCGCTCTTCCGGTGTCATCATCTCTAGCTCTGTATCAGAAACAGAAGGCATATCTACATATACCCATGCTCGTGATGTTTGTAGCTCTTCCCAGATAGCACTATCAAGGAAATTGAATAGTGATTGACCATCAAGAGTGAAGTCTTTCTCAATCCAGTCGTAAACATCATCACTAACATCATCAGGGAGATTAAGTTGTGATTGTTTACGTAGTAGAGCACTAATAAGTACCTTACAGTATTGTGCTGTTAGTCCTGGTAGTTCTGCTTCTGCCTTAAAGAACTCATACTGTTGTTGATTCATAGAAGGGGAAAACGGAAGTAGTAGGTTCTTAAAATCTACAACATCAATAAACTCATCATGGGCTTTAGTGTGAGCTTGACCGTTTAGAACAGAACGAGAACGCTTCCATAGGGGTTTTAGTGAGTTGTATACGTCAGAAGGATCGGCTACAGAACGCTTAACAGCCTTTGACGGTTTTCTTAGCTTGGACATAGCTTACCTTTCTTATTGTTTCTTTATTCTCATAATACAATAAACATATCAACCCTTAGGTATACTTAAAGATATATTTAATAATATTATAGGGGGCGTCCCTCATTAGGGCGAAGTATTTTTTTGTGTTAAGAATAAAGGGACTAGCAGCTAACCACTAGCCCCTTTGGGGGAGGACTGTCAGAATATTTCGATTCTGTCCTCTTGTATTATCATTAGGGCGAAGTATTTATTCTTCGTACCTACGGAAGCCTAAAAGGCGACCTTTTGCGTACACACGCTCACATACCTGATCTGACTGATTACCACCCAGAACCACGATATCACCGTTATCATTGTAACGTACGAAGAAGCCCACGTGGCCCTGCCAGCTGTTAGGATTTACACGCCAGAAGACAACAATGTCACCCTCTTTAACGTCTTTAACCCCTACTTCTTTACCCCATTTGAGGTAAGAACGAGCGTCCAGTTTACCGGTGCTTTTGATATCATTCTTCTCAAGCATAGCACCTACGAAAGCTGCACACCAAGAAGTCTCATCATCCTTTACCCAGCCATGTCCGACTAGTTTAAAGAATTCAACAACCTTAGCTTCATGCTTTGTTTTACCTGCAATCTCGTGCAGACCCAGATAGTAACGAGCAAGATGGTAAGCTTTTGTTTGTTTTGTAACTTTTGGTTTAAAACCAAATAGACTTGATAGTGATAGTTTAGAGAAATTCATTATTTATTTCCCCCTCTAGTTGAAAATGTATCAATCATCTTCTCTCCAGATCGTCCAACAATATAACCACCTACGCCAATAGTAAGTAGATTCCATAGTTCTGCAGGAAGCTCGAGTACGATCATTTCGGGGTAGAAGATACGAATGATCGGGAATAGTAAGTAGTTGCAAGCTAGGATCGTAACGACCACCATCATAAGTAGTGGTCGCCACGTGGATGTTAGCCAGTTTGTGGAGTTTGCTTCTGCAAGCACAATCTCACCACGAACCTTCTCGATGTTATCTGCATGTTCAAGTAGAGAGAGGCGAACTTCACGCTCAACTTCTCCACGTTTGTCAGCGTCAGGAATAATTCTCTTTAGCACGTCACCAATGATAGGTGCTAGGAGTGTTAATATAGAGTTCATTTAATTTTCCTATTATATTATGCTAGATTACCGATTTTAACACGGACTTGGTTGCTTGAATCGTATACTACAATCTTATCATCTTGGAGTACAAGACGGGCACCTGATGCAGCTGATTGTAACGTGCCAATGGTTGCGAACATAGCATCAATTTGGTTTGAAGACAGCTTGTCAGAGGTGATAGTTCCACCTACAAGCAAGTCACCATCAATGAATTCTGCTTGAATTATCCAAGATGAACTGCTATAGATATAAGCAATAGCGATGTCTGTACAAGCAATTACAAGTCTATCGCCTTCCGTAGGGGACAGGCTAGTAGCTACAGTAAAAGCCAAACCAACTCTAGCTTGTGTATAAGTGGCATAATAAGTAGATGCATTTATAGAATCCGCATAACGCCACCAACCTGCACCACGTACACCATTAGCACCATCCGAACCATCAGCACCCTTAATCAAAGACCAAGTATAATCGCTAGCTGTGTTACTCTCAGTAGCTGTTGTCTTGTTAAATGAGAAGCCGATGTAAGGCTTTCCAGTGGGGCTATTGGAGAACCCGGTTAGACCATCCCCACTATCGGCGTACTTTACCCAAGTATAAGTGGTTACACCATCTGCGCCGGGGGCACCGGGGATACCATCTGAACCATCTACACCATCAGCACCTACAAGGCTATTTAAGAAGTCTGTAGTGGTTCCGCTATTACCAGCAGCTATCCACGCATCATAAGCGCTATCACCATCAGCACCATTAGTACCCGGCAAACCATCAAAGTAATCAACACCTTTCACGGGTGTATAACCGTCAGCGCCATCCGAACCATCAGCACCTTTAATCAAAGACCAAGTGTAATCGCTAGCTGTGTTACTCTCAGTAGCTGTTGTCTTGTTAAATGAGAAGCCGATGTAAGGTTTACCGGCGGGGTTATTGGAGAACCCGGTCAGGCCATCCCCGCTGTCGGCGTACTTTACCCAAGTATAAGTGGTTACACCATCTAAACCAGGAGGGCCTGGTATGCCGTCAGCGCCGTCAGCGCCATCAGCACCTACAAGGCTATTTAAGAAGTCTGTAGTGGTTCCGCTATTACCAGCAGCTAACCAAGCCACATAAGCGCTATCACCATCGGCACCATCGGCACCTGGAATACCATCGAAGTAATCAATACCTTTTACTGGTGTATAACCGTCAATACCATCAGCACCTTTAATCAAAGACCAAGTGTAATCAGCCGGGTTTGTACTCTCAGTAGCTGTTGTCTTGTTAAATGCGAAGCCGATATAGGGCTTACCGGCGGGGCTATTAGAGAACCCAGTTAGGCCATCCTCACTATCTGCGTACTTCACCCAAGTATAGGTGGTTACACCATCTGCGCCGGGGGGCCCCGGTATGCCGTCAGCGCCGTCAGCGCCATCAGCACCTACAAGGCTATTTAAGAAGTCTGTAGTTGTGCCTGAATTACCTGCGGCTAGCCAAGCCACATAAGCGCTATCACCATCGGCACCATCAGTACCGGGGATACCATCAAAGTAATCAATACCTTTTACTGGTGTATAACCATCAATACCATCAATACCATCTGAACCATCCTCGCCATTTTGAACAAATATGACAGGGCTTGACCAACCAGTAATAGCAGTTGTACCTGTAGGTGTGCTTGTCGATATGAACGCTTTAGATACGTAAACAGGGTCTGTACCTGCTGGAGTAGTCTTACTCCAACCTACCGGCTCTGTTGTCATATTTGGAATACTCCAGTCATATACGCCACCAGACGGTGTTGCAGGAGTTGAAGTATCTCTTTTATAAACATCAACTGTTGTAAATACAGCGGGGGTTTCTGTCACAAGTTGTGTGGCTGTTGATACGATGGACGACAAGACTCCAAGATACGATCTAGACTGTACACCAAATACATAGGTTCCGCCAAGGATATTACCAATATCAAAGCCGGTACTCTTAGTATTCCCCATTGTTCTATAGGAGGCCCCACCGTCTGTAGAGATTGATACCACATACTCGCTAACGTTAATGTCTGAAGCCGCTACCCACGAAAGCTTACCTGAAGTAAAACCAGAGATATCAGAACTGTCTTCTACGAATGTCAGAGCTGTTGGTGGTTCAATTGTGAAGTCATACGTTGGTCTATTGGAATAAGCAATATCATCTGCGATATTCCAAGCTAGGCTACTGTAATCAAAGCGATAAGCTTTAATTCCTACTGTAAAGTCCGAGTTAACCTTAATAGATTCTACTCGGAATGTTTCCCCAGATAGATCCATTTCTGGTAGAGTAATCTTAATAAAATCTCCCGGCTCAAGAGCTAGGCCCGCCTTACCAACAGTAAAGCTAGCAGTGTAAATCGACCTACTATTCCTAACATTACGCTCTGCAAGAGCCTTAGCGTGATAAGGGTCCGTTACACCGTCTCCGGATGTAGTTGTACGGTATGGGATTTGATTATCTTCAATCAAATAATCCAAGTAAGGGACCGAGTTAAACTCAGGCCAAGATATAGAATCTTCTTTGAAATCTTCATGCTCATTTCTAAAAGTCACAGTACACTGGTTAAGGCGCTCCTGTGCTGTTGGGAAAGTAAATTCGAAGCTATTACGAATAATCGTATCTTCGGTAAAATGAAGATTGGCTGGAACCAGCGCATCCATCTCCACTTGAGATGTGGGATACTCTAGTAGTAACTTGTACTTACCGTTAGTTGTCCAAGTAAGCTCCGCCATACCCATCGTATCCATGATACGCATGATATTCTCGCGGAATGGGGTTGATACATCAAGCAAGATGTTACACTCATATAGAGGTATATCTTTTCTTCCGTCTCCACCGTTAATTTTTCCACCTACGTTCGCACTTGGGAATACTATTGTATCACACACTTGGGCAGCGTTGTAAAAGGACTCTAAATCTACACTACCAACCGCTAAGCCTCTTCCGAAATCTGAATTCAAAAGATAGTCTAGCAAACAGTAAGACGAATTATTCGAGTATTCATAGGTGGAGTTTAATGTATAAATACCAGCTGTATTAGTGATTTTTCTTATCTTACGGCCCTTGACAAAGAATTCCATATCAGGCATACCGGAGTAGTTACCCTCATCACGGTTAAGCTTGAATGTGGCACCTGCAAAAGCACAACCCGTGAATTTAGCTTGAGCATCAAAACCATTTACAGTAGATACACTATCAGCTTGACCCCCTTCGTAATGACAACGAATTCTATGATTGAACTTAGAATCCTCATAATCATAGTCTTGCCCGTTAACTCTTAAGTATGATACTTCGGAAATACCATCTTGGCAAATTACATACTGTGAGAATAGATACTCATTCTTTTGACCAATAACAGTAACATTATTGAAGTTATCCGAAAACACAACATCTGCTAGCTCTGTTGTAGTAATGTAGTTGTTAGAAACCTTCTGGTTTACTTGAATACCACCTGCAAGCTGTTTACCGTAGATAACAGGGATAGGTACAGACTCGTTCTTGATAGTGAAAGCGTAGCCCTTGTGCTTTTCAGATTCCGCCGCCATGCGGGCTTTCATTTTCTTTGCTTGTTTTTGCTGATAAGCAACTGAAGCAGCGAAAAGGATAGCTTTGAAAATTAGTGCTTCAATACCCATTATACTTTACCCCACTTTACTTCAATTTCGTTACCCTTGAAGATGTTATCAAAGGAGACGTCGAGAGCAGAGCGCTGATCCATCCCATCCCTAGAAGACAGGAAATCATTAACTCCGTCTAGATCAGCCATTGGCGATGTTCCCTCTATCAGGGCTAATTTTTCTTGGAAATCGTTAGTTGTGCTAGGGCTATCAACGTAACCTTTATAAATAGCAATAACATCACCTAAGTCGGTGAGAGGTGCGCCACTTGCATCTATGAAACCAACACTTACTTCGATATCTTTACCAACTACTCCGAAACGGAATTCGTTTAGCATAGTATCGACTTGGTCAGCAATAACGATTTTATAACTCTCCCTATCAACAACTGTTGAAAAGCTCGGTGAGTCAAACTCGTAAAGGCCACCATCGGATATATAAGTGTTACCGTCGTATACTACATCTGAGCTTAAACTTGTTAAGTAATATGTACTTGCAAAGCTTAGCTTAATAAGGAAAAAGAATTGGATATTATCACTGTTTAGAACTGTTTGAACTGAACTACTGAATGTACGCATTATAGACCCTCAATCAAGTAAATTTTCCCAGTATCAGATAATACACCATCTTTAAAGGTAATACCAGACTGGTTACTAATGTCCTTATAGTATTTAAATACACAATCGGAGTCTAATTTAACCGCTTGGGCTGGGGTGATGTTCTCACGTAAGCTGGGGAAGATAGACATTGCAATTGTACCAGATGAGGTTAGATCGCAGTCCTCTGTAACAATGTAAACCTTGTCGTGGCTACTAAACTTGATGAACATACCTTTTGGGATTAGTCCTGATACAGTGGAACCATCAATATAAATAAGTGTTGCCCCGACCGAAGCTGAAGCCGCAATATCAATATTACCAGGGCCACTATAATCAAATAACTCCATTACTTCCGGTAGTTGTGGCATAATCATGGTTTGTGAGTCTGCGGTGCCTACGATAGAATTAAGTAAACCATCTACTTGTGTGTCTTTGGTGAGAACAGTGTTAAAACTAATTTCCCAACGATGTTGGTTAGAGGAAGTACGTTGTATTTTTAGAGATACAGTATCAGAGTGATAAACTGGTTCGTTAGAGAAAATGCTGAATGGTGTTACAATCTGAGCACCATTGTAATAATAAGTTGCCATGTTTAACTCCTAATTGGTCTGGCTAGAAGGTGTAAGTGTCTTTCTAAGAACATGCTTTGTCTTAGTTGACATACCCCGCTATTATTTTCATTGGTTGAGACCCAGAAACTACCATCATTTATCATGGCACCCTGTTCAAAAGCTATATCACCCAGTAGAGGTCTCTTACTAGGGATTAGTTCATAATTACATACTTTAGAAAACTCATCAAGGCTTTTGCCTGATCTTAAGAGTTTAATAAAGAATTCTTTAGTTGTTTTCCAAGAGAAGTCTATGTAGCTTCCAGCCATACTCTTATCACCCCGTAGTTCAAGGTCATATTCTATAAGTAAGGCGAGACAATCATTGTAACCTCTTTGGTAAGTATCTGTTTGAGAGCTTCTCTCATTAATTGTCAGTGTGGCCCTCTCAATAGCCTCCTGTATTTCCTCAGGTGTATAATACCCACTCATTGTCGCACTCCCCTTAGAGCGCATGCAGAGAGCAACAACTAGGGCCTTCCGATAGGGGTTACCTACCGTTAATCTAAGTCGATGCTCTCTGTGTCACTCTGTTATACTTGTTCTTTAATAAACATCTTAACCAAGTCGGCTACAATGTCTGATCTGACAATATCATTAACTCCGAACTCAATCACTGGCACATCCAAACCATGCTTTTGGCATAGGTGGCAGAAATGCATTAGGTCACGACCATCTTTCACATCTGACTGTGCAGGGTCGCCCATTAGAATGAGCTTTGAATTCTCACCAATACGGGTTGAGATAGCTTTGAGTTCGTCCATTGTTAGGTTTTGAGCTTCATCCACGAGTACCAGTGCATTCTCATAGGAACGACCACGGATAGTCTCAATAGGTTGAATCTCAATTTGCTCTTTGTTGAGCATGTATTCGTACTTACCTGAACCAAAAGCCTTCTTAAGAACTTCTAGCATAGGTAGCAACCAAGGGGTCATCTTATCTTTGATGTCACCGGGGAAGTGCCCAAGTGATTTACCCGTAGGAACGTTAGCACGTGTCAAAACAATCTTCTTGTAGCCACCCTTCATAAACAACTGAGCAACAGTGCCTGCTGAACAATATGTCTTACCAGTACCTGCACAACCAATAGTTACAGTTATTGGTGCACAGTTGATAGAACGAACTAGAATATCCTGCTTCTCATTCTTTGGAATGATGTTGAATTTAGGACCACGTTCGAAAGTATCGTAGTATGAACGCTCTTGTTCACGCTCATAAGTTGGTTTCTGACGGGTTTGACGATTGCGTTTAGCCATGTGGAAGTCCTTAAGTTATGTTTGAATTTATTTAACAATATAATAGATTAGCAGAAGAGGTAGAGGAGACCTACAACAACAGTAACAATAACAAAATTCTTAGGGGTTAGTTTAGCTTTAATACTGTCTAGCATTAAGGTTATCCTTTAAATTATATTCAGGGGGGCGTCCCTCATTAAGGCGAAGTATTTTAGGGAAGTAGCCCATTACAGGCTACCTCGTTGTTTTTTATTGAGGTAATGTCACCGACTGTTTCACCAGCAGGTGATGGCTCAAAGAAACCCTTTGTGTAGTCGATGACAAGTCCCATCATCACCTAACGGAGCGGAGGCGAGAGGGGAAAACCCTAGCATGTCTTACTCCGGTTTAGCGGGCCAATCTACCGAGAACGGAAAGCCTTCTTGTGCAGTCACATCGCGTAATGCTTGGCGGTACGATGCCCAAGCTGGTGTCACCGTGTTGTCACTCAAGGCCATCCAGTCTGTGTCTGACAGCAGGAGGTCACGCTTATTCCTGACGGCATCTTCTGCCTGATCCTGCGGCTTGTTCTCAACCGTGTAACCGATAACCCAGCGACCTGTCTTGTAAGTCTCGCCTGTTTCCTCGTTGACCGCCGTCTCGTTGTTGTGAGGTTCAGGGTCACGCACAAGAACTTGTACAAGATTATCGTACTCAGGTTGTGCCCC